GTACTTGATGCTGGTGAGTCTATCGTAGACGAACAACGCCGTATCTCAACTGCTATGGTACTTGAATCAACTCAAAAGGATTTCGAGAAGCGTGGTCTTGTGACTGAAGAATCTGGTATGAATACCGGTGTTGCTGGTGATGGAACTGCATCTACTGGTGTATTGGGTGCAAATGATTATCATTGGCCTTCAATCGTTATACCTACGGTTAGACGTATTTTCCCACAGTTGATGGCACATGAACTTGTTGGTGTTCAACCAATGACCGCACCTATCGGCTTTGCATTTGCACTTCGTGCTAAATATGGTTCCAATGGTCAACTTGGTGTAGGTAATCTAGATCTATCCAACACAGAGTTGGGTCACAGTACTGTCAACACATCATACACTGGTGTATCTGGTCTATTGCAAGGCACTGAAGCAAGTGCAAGCACTGATCAGGATTATTGGAAGTCGTACTTCGGTACTACTAACACTGATTGGCGTGGTGAAGGTCAGACTACTGCAAACGGTGAATACGCTGATGTTAACGGTACTTACCCAATGGCTAAATTTGATCTTGTCAAAGCTGCGGTTGAAGCTAAGTCTCGTAAACTAGCAGCTAACTGGTCGCCAGAACTTGCGGAAGATATGATGTCAATGCATGGTATCGACGTAGACGGTGAGATGATCAACATCCTTACCTATGAAGTTGGTGCTGAAATTGACCGTCAACTATTGACTGAGATGGTTAAATCTGCTATTACAGGCGGAAAGACATCTACATGGACTCCAGTATCTGCTGATGGTCGTACACAGTTAGAGCGTATTGGTACTTTGATGACACAGATTAACGACAAATCACAATCGATTGCTACTGCAACTCGTCGTGGTTCTGCAAACTTCTGTATCACATCACCTGCGGTTACTGCGGTACTACAGCGTTTGAACAGCAACGCATTCGTATCAAATCAGGGTGCTTCGATGCCTTCTGTTCCTGCTACTGGTGTTGGATCATTAGCTAAAGTTGGTTTGATCAACGATGGTACTCAACTACTTCTTCGTGATACCTTTGCACAAGGTGATTACGCGATGTTGGGATATAAGGGTGGTTCACCTTGGGACTCCGGTATCATTTATTCGCCATATATTCCACTACAGCTAATGCGAGCTACTAAAGACGCAGACTTCACACCTGAAGTTGGTGTTCGTACTCGTTACGGTGTTATGGGTAATGTATGGGGTTCTGAGAACTATTACCAGTTCATTGCAATTAACGACATGAATAACGTCAACCTCGCGGCTGATGGTTCAAGAGTATTCATGTACTAATCTTAGTTGATTGGGCAAAAGAAAAGGACTCTTCGGAGTCCTTTTTTTTGTGTTTGTTTTATTGTTTAATTATATATGTTTTTCGAAAACCATATTACCACAATCCCATATCCTATCATAGTTATTTATTTTCATATTCGACCACTCACTTAATGTTACATCAAATATTTGAAGTTTATTGGATTGTTTATGTTTCTGGAATTGGTGTCTTGATATCCGATTTATATCATTATTTTCCATATAAAAATAATTCGGTGGACTATCATGGGTGTGTTCGAAACCTAAAGCCTTGTAGAGTCCACCAGTTGACCATCGTTTATCTGCGTAGCTGATAATCGATGTAGGGTTCCAGTTACGCTCGAAGTGTTTCAATAGCTTTCCAGCCCCACCCAACACGTTGAAGTTTCCAACCGTGCAATATCGCACCAATTCGAACCCGTCTTTGTTGTCGAAGCGTCTCTTAGAGAACGTCATCACCGCCACCAATCGGTCACGGTAAAATAAACCAAGTTGAATCGATGCTCGATCACGACCCTGAATATGGTATTTTTCTAAGAATTTCGATGAAGTCTTTGAATCAATCTCACGGACTTCACATTTACGTGCATAAATACTGTATGGTGTCTTACCGAGAATATGTTTTAATCGTGATTTAACAATTGACTGTTTATAGAGCCATTCATCCTCAAAAATGTGGATAAGTTGATAACCTTTTTCAGCGCACATATTTGTTTTGTTGAGATGATAGTTCCGATCCTTACCATTCAAATCACTATGCCAATAATTACCGTTTAATTCAATTGCGATGCTATTATTCGGGCTGACTATATCCAACTCCAATGGTGATATAATCATTCGGTCACCTGAAATCGTTGATATATCAAGTGTTATATTTATGAATTCACGCAATGTAATCTCAATTTCGGATATACCTCGCATATTGATATGTGGATTACATATAACACATCGTGGAAGTTTCCCGTTATCAATATCACTATAGAAGTTTGATCCACATGATGTACATCTAAATTCATATTTTGTTGTATTTTTGACACCACTGTATTCATCAACATCAAATAACATCACGATATTAATATCTATTAGTCGGTCTTTAAGTTTTCGTAAGAAGTTTACTCTACCAGTGTTTACACGCTTAGTTAATATGGATTCACGGTTCATCACCCATTTATTATGTATTATCGTTTTTACATGATCCATCTGGAACGGGTTTTCAACACCATGTTTATCGATCATACATTGTTTATGGTGAGCTTTACCTACATCGGTTTTCATAAACGATGTATCACCCCAATTTTTAATTGAAGTTTCGCGTTTTCGTTGTTTTATCTGATCCGATTTACTTGCGTTATCAACACCGTAACGATCAATACATGTTTGTTTGATCTTAGCTATATTACTTTTAGTTCGCAGGTGGTGTTTTGGTAGGAATGACTTCTTCGGTGATATTACACCACCACAACCACAACCACAACATTTTGATTCGGTTATATCCGATAATATGACATGGATCATTTCGGGTATATTCAATTCATAGTTGTAGAATAATGTATGTTGGCGTAATACACACACTATATCCCAATATTTACTACCAACGGTTGATGATGATGTTATTGATCCATAACGTCCATCGAATTGTAATAGCCGGTTCTTAAGTTCTAATTTTGTCATAAATAACTCCTTATATAGTTATTTATACACCAGTGTCCCAAGAACAACAACCTTTATTTTTCGAATTCAGCCATAGCTTTGATAATAGTTTCTTGGGTATATTCAACGGTTTCTATATCATCAGAAGTGTCATCACCACTTGTTCGTAGTTCGTGTCGATACAACTCAAAGTTCTTCTTGTTTTCGTGTTTGATCATTTCCATTTCTATGCTCTGGAAGTGTCTCATTTTTTCTTTGTATATGTCCAAATATTCATGAATTAATTCATTTGATGCCTTGATTAAGTCAGCACCTGACCTGATAACATCTGGGTCCATTATTTCACTACCAGATATGTATTCATACACATCCCCTAGCATACCTTTTGATGTGCCGATCAATTCACTCAATTCACCTAGCGTGTCTTTTAAGTCATGTATGTTATCTTTACATTGGATCGATGAGTCGATTTTACTGACGGTATTTTTCATACTAGATTCAATTTCATTCAACTCGTCATCAAATGATGATAATACATCTTCGATACTACCACCATCGGTAATACCAAGTGCTTCGTTTATTTTTGCTTCACTAGTCTTCATTGTCATTAAAATGTAACCTCTTTGTTAAATTTAGCATAGTCTGTTATAACTTTCAACATCATTTTAAAACACACTTTACATAAATCACCTGAATGTTTCGTTATCGTTGGTATATTAGTTCGTATATGTTCTAATTGAGCTTCCGCAATCTCGTTTTGGATCATATACTGTTCATTATATAATCGTTCATCAAATGTATCACTAGGTTTATAACTTTCAACAACATCATCAATTATTGAATCATCATCATTGTTGTCATATTGGATTGAAATATTACATGACAATTTCAGTTTTTTACCATTTACGTCATGTATATTCATGGTTAGTGGTTCATTTGCGAAATCATCGTATGTTAATTCGACACCCTCACGTTTGTGGCAAATATCACATTTCTTTATAGTGTGTGTACTCATAAAACCTCCTTGTTGTAAATATTTATAATTTTTCGTGTGTATAAATAGAACTGACGACATTAGTGTTATGTCATATTATACTGATTGAATGATAAAAGGTGAACGTATATGCCAGAAAATACAGTTAAATCATTTGCTAAACGGAGTGGTGAGTCTATATCAACCATCGAGGGTTATTGGAGTGACGCGAAAAAAGTCGTTGATGATAAGTATCCAGATGTTGATAATGGGTCTGATCGCTATTTCGCATTAGTTACCGCTATTGTTAAACGAATGGCTGGAATCGAAGACCGAAAGGTTGAGTCACGTGAAGTTACCACAACCACAACAATGAATGGTATTATTCGTGAGGCGATGAAAAAATCGATCAAAAACCCGTTCACCGAAAAAGCTGGTATCACGTTCATCAATAAAGCGGTATTTATTGAGATCATTGAGAGTGTTACCGGTAGTGATGTTGAAAAGATTAAGCGCAGTGGTGATAATTCATTCTACATTTTGTTCGATAGTGGTAAGACGTATAGAAGTAAGGTTAATCAGATCCAGTTTATTTATGGTGATTATGATCGAAAAACCCCAATATATGTTACAGAGTACGTAAAGAATGGTTTACATGAATTGAAATTTAATGGTAAGGTTATAATAAAATGAAATCATTATATAAATTATATGAATCACGAACTGTTAAAACCATAACAATCACCGCATATGACCAAGATGGCGAATTAGAAGATTTACTCAATTACATTAAATCAACTGGTAATATTGGACACTCATTTGATATAGTTGTTGACCCAGACACGAAAGATTACACGAAACGGTTCGGTTGGGATGGTGATGGTGGTGATTCGATTAGAACGATAAAGGTTAAAAATGAAACTACATGAGAAATATTTAAACGATATATTTAATACATTCCAGATGGTGAATGAACGTATTGAGGTGAATCAACGGATACTTACCGAGGATAGTGAGTTAACGTATCATGAACTTCGTGGGTTTACCGCACTATTATTGAGAACTGTGTCGGATAAAGGTACTAAAACGATGTTGAATGATATATTATTTGCGCTAGGTAAACTTGAAGTTATGAATAAAGCCACACCTACTATCAAAAAACTTAAGTCGAAAAGTCCGAAAGTTTTTCAATAACATGTATAAATAGAAATAAGAGCGGTTAGATTGTTGCACCAACAACAATCAATCAGGCACTAAGGTTCACCCGACTGTCCCACTCTCAAAAATATATTTATACATATAACATAAACTAAGGAGTCACAAAATGTCAAACATCAAATCGATAAAGATGTATAACTTTCTGTATCGAACCACTCGAATCAGTGATGGTAAATTCTACATCGGTGTTCACTCAACCAATGATATATTCGATGGCTATTTAGGTACTGGGAAGTACATAAAACGCGCCATTGATAAATATGTGTGTGATACTGGTAACCATAAATCGTGTGGCTTTAAACGGGAAATCCTTCGCTTTTATGATATAATAACTGATGTATATGAAATTGAACGAGTTATAGTTAATGGTGATTTCATAAAACGAGATGATAATTTTAATTTAGTTATCGGTGGTGACGGTGGTTGGTGTCACATGATCGGTAGAGTTGTCGTAAAAGAACATAATAGTGAAACATTTTCAGTTGATAAAAATGATGAACGTTATTTAAATGGTGAACTAGTGCATATAACTACTGGTAAAACCACTGTTAGGGCTGTTGATGGTAGTGTGTATTCGGTATCAGTAGATGATGAACGATATTTAAGTGGTGAATTTACACCAATATCATACAATTTAGTAACTGTTAAAAACGGAAATGGTGATACATTCAAAGTTGATAAACATGATCCAAAATATATTAGTGGCGAGTTACTACATAATCTCAAGGGTTATGTCACGGTCAAAGATGAATATGGTAACACGTCATCGGTATCAGTAGATGATGAACGATATTTAAGTGGTGAATTGGTACATATGTCTACGGGTAAGATAACCGTCAAAGATATAACCGGTAATATATTCCAAGTTGATACAACCGATCAACGATATGTGTCGGGTGAACTAATACATGTCGGTGGTGAAAACATACGAAAAACTGGAACATGTCCATGGTGTGGTGAAGTTAATAATATTGGTATTATCACTCGTGATCATCTTGATTATTGTATATCCAATCCAAATAGAAAAATACGTTCAAAACCTAAATATAATATCATAACATGTCCATATTGTGGTAATTCTGGTCGTGATTCGAATATGAAACGTTATCATTTTGATAAATGTAAAAGTAAACCAATCTGAAATTAATCATTTAGCATGTCCACCAGTTCTTGTTTTCGCTTCTTCTTCTGGGTTACATAATGGTCGTCATCTTCGATCATAACCTTTATTGTGTCATAAAACGCTTTATCAACTGCCATATGTGGGTTACTTTCAATTTCAGTATAATAGTTGATTGCGATTTTACGTTTGATGTTCTTTTGTCTATAGTGACCCGTACATTCCCGTACAAATGAATTCCATGCAACTTGTGTAAAATATGCAAACGGGTTCGGTTTCGGTCTATTAATATCAAACATATCAATCTGTGATATCAATCGAACAATTGCTGAACCAACCAATTCATCTTTAGTGTATTGGTCGTAATATCGGAAATATGAATGTCCGGTTAATCTATTTGCAATTTTCATGAACATGATACCCAATTCATCGGTTATTACACCGTTTTTGTGATATCCAATAAGTTCAACCATTAGTTCATCATTAGTACAGTAATTCTTACTTCTTTTTTTAGTTTTAGCCATTGACCCTCCATGTATAAATAGGTATGATATATTATACATGTGATAGGAGAAAATATGAAGAACTTAATAGATATTTATGAAGCGAAATCACCAGTGAAGCAAGCAATCAAAGCGTTGATTGATTTTAATGTGTATGGGATAGCCGATGTATCAAATCCTATATCAGACGCACTATTAGCCACCGGTGATGCTAAACATAACGAGGTATGGTTAAAGAAGACTAATGAACTTAGGCTGTCGATATTCGAGCTTGAAGATTGGATTAAGAAGAACGTCAAATGAAAAAATTATCCGATATGTATAGCGAAAAAAATAAAATGGATGAATCAGTTAAAGATGAGATAATCAACCAAGGTGTGGCATTAGCTCGACTTGCGGGTGGCAATAAGGCACTCGAACTTGAGGTGATAAAGTTCTTCGGTAAAGAGTTTAGAAAAACAATCAACGAATTTAAAGCATTATTTCGTGGTACACCAACACCTGATCAATTAATATGGATTGCTGGAATACATTTCAATAAAGATCCAATGGTTATAGCCAGAGAATTAAAGGATGCAATGTGATAAGATTCAAGACATATTTTAATGAGGCGATTTCAAAGAAGAAGTTGTTAAGTAACACAGATGATGGTCGTACATATCGCGGTAAAGTCAAAGTCAAAACCCGCCGATCACCGTTATCGTTGACTGGTAGTAAACCTGAGTTGATTAGATCCGATTTCATCGTTAAAGCGAAACCAACTGTTGAGAAGAAGACCCATCACGGTTACA